TAGTTCTACTGAATGGAATAATCAAAGTGATGAGACTTTAACTTTCATAACAGATAATGGTGGAACGAAGTCTTTTACTTTTTCTGAAGACAATCTGACTTGGACAGTTTTAGTAGATTTTCCAAATAAAGCATCGGCCGATGCCTGTGCCGCCGCTTGTGAGTCAAATAATGCCTCCAAGTATGATGGTAAAGATGTAGATAAACACCCAGATTTTGTGGCTTATCGAAGTGCTAATGGTTTAACTTTTACTGAGACAGTAATAGGCACCGTATAACATTTCACTTGACTTTTGTTTGTGAATGGTGTATGATGGTTAAAATTTGATAATTGTGATGGAGACTTTATATAATGAAAATATCAAACGAAACGCTGGAGATTCTACGGAATTATTCCACAATTAATACGAACATTCTGGTTAGACCAGGCAATGTTCTTTCAAGTGTATCGAATGGCATCAATATCTTTTCCCGAGCAGAAGTTAAAGAAACTTTTGATCGAGAATTTGCCATTTACGATCTCAATAAACTGCTAGGAGTTCTGTCAGTACATCCAGAAGCCGATCTTGAATTCACTGAAGATCGAATTGTTATTGCTGGTAATGGTCAGACTGAATTCTATTTCGCAGATCCATCTATTGTTACAGCCGCACCAGATAAGACTATTGAAGTCGATAATTACTGGTCATGTAATATTGATGCAACTTTGATCAACAACTTAGTAAAGTTTGCTTCTGTTCTTTCTGCACCCATATTGAGTGTGGTAAGTAAGAATGGTAAAGTAACAATCGGAGTTGGTGATCCTACCACAGCCAAGACTGATAGTCACACGATAGAAATTGGTGAATCATCAAATGATTTTGATTGCCGATTGCCTGTTGAAAACTTCAAGGTTATTCCTGGAAGTTACAATATGATCTTGAGTCAGAAAAAGTTTATGTATCTTGAAGGTCAGACTGTTAAGTATTGGCTAGCCCTTGAACCTTCTTCACAGATATAGGAGTTATTATGATCGAAGTCGGAACTAAAGTTCCTGATATAACTTTCAAGACCCGAGTTCGGGATGAAAGTATTGAAGGAGATAATCCATTTACTTGGCAAGATGTAACTACTGCTGATTTGTTTTCAGATAAGCGAGTAGTATTGTTTGCTTTACCGGGTGCTTTTACACCCACATGTTCTACATATCAACTACCTGGTTTTGATGATCTGTATGCTGATTTTCAAAATGCTGGTATTGATGAGATTTATTGTTTGTCTGTTAATGATAGTTTTGTCATGAATAAATGGGCAGAGTGGGCAAAAGTTAGGAATGTAAAGATGATACCTGACGGCTCTGGTTTATTCACAAGTGCCATCGGGATGATGGTAGATAAAGATAATCTAGGATTCGGTTTTCGATCATGGAGATATGCCTTACTTCTTAATGATGGAGTTGTTGAGAAGGCATTCATAGAACCTGGATTTACTGACAATGCAGAAGATGATCCATATGGTGAATCTGATCCAGCGGCAGTACTCAGTTATATAACAGGAGAAAGTCCTGTTCAACCCAAAGGTCGCCAGTTGACATTAGACTTAGAAGATGGTATAATGAACAAAGATAAACTTGGCGCAAATTAGGAGAAGGTATGCGGAAAAAGAATGTTAATGAAAGAAGAATCGTTGCATTGGAAAATCTGAAGAAGTCAGAGTTTTTTCCAAAGCAGATCAAATCTGGTAAGAAGATGATTGATCGTTCTGAAGAGGCTTGGAACGAAAAGAAAGCCTATAACATTGACATTTTAGAAAAGAGGATTTCAAGATGAGCGAAGAATTTCTTTGGGTCGAGAAGTATCGACCTTCAACTATAGAAGACTGTGTTCTTCCAGATGTTGTAAAAGAAACCTTTGGTCAATTTCTTGTTAAGGGTGAGATACCCAATCTTCTTTTGAGTGGTACTGCTGGAACTGGAAAGACTACAGTTGCCAGAGCGTTATGTGAAGAACTTGGTAGTGATTATATTATTATCAATGGCTCTGAAGAAAGTGGTATTGATGTTCTCCGCACAAAAATCAAAGACTTTGCCAGTACTGTATCTTTTGAGGGTAAACCAAAAGTTGTTATACTGGATGAGGCAGATTATTTGAATCCTAATTCCACACAACCAGCGTTGCGTGGATTTATTGAGGAGTTTTCTGCCAACTGTAGATTCATTTTCACATGTAATTTTAAGAATCGTATTATCGAACCTCTTCATAGTCGAACAACTGTGATTGATTTCAGACTAGCAAAATCTGATAAGCCAATTATGGCTGAGAGATTTATGAAGAGAATGATGACGATTCTTAATCGTGAACAGGTGAAATATTCAGATAAAGTTCTTGCAGAACTTTTGATGAAACACTTTCCTGATTACAGGCGAGTGATAAATGAACTTCAAAGATACAGTGCATCTGGAATTATTGATGAAGGTATTCTCAGTAATTTAGCAGAGTTGAATACCAAAGATTTAGTGAATAGTCTTCAAGATAAAGACTTTAAGAAGATGCGCCAGTGGGTTGCGAATAATTATGATACTGATCCTCAGGGCATCTATCGAAAGATTTATGATGCGTTGTTAGATAAGATCGACCAACCCGCACATCTGGTTTTATTAATAGCAGATTATCAATACAAAGCGGCTTTTGTTGCTGATCAAGAAATCAACATCACCGCTTGTTTGACAGAGATTATGGTGAATGTTAAATTTAAATGATGCAACTGTAGAAGATGCACATAATATCGCTAGGAGTCTTCTCAGAGAGACTCCATGGGCAGTATTTAACAAGCAAGACTTGACTATGCAACAAGAAGTAGACTTCTGTAGCATGATAGGAGAGTGTCAGCAAGTGCTTGGAGAACGATCTAAGCATATTGCGATACATGATAACATACTAAGAGTGACTGGAGAACTTGATCAAGACGGTGAACCAGGTCTTTTTGGACATGAAGATGCTCTAGACTGGCATGCAAATCAAGCCAGTAATCCTGAGCGATCTCCTTTAATTTGGTTGTATGCTAAGAAAGATACTCATGGGAGTGTTACTAGTTGGATCAATATGATCGAAGCGTATGATGATCTTCCCTCTATTACAAAAAGAGAGATCGAAGATATTCAAATTACTCTTGGTTATAAATCTGGTAATTATAGTAACAGTAAATTTTTTGTTGAGCATCATAATGTGGAGAATCCATTCAGATTAGTTCATACAAATGATGGTGGTCAAAAAGGTCTTTATTTTCCATTTCTCCAGATTTTTGGAATGGTAGATAAAGATGCAAATGAATTTGAGCAATACATGGAGTTTCTAACTGATCATGTCCTGAAAGATAAGTATAGATATGATCATGAATGGAATGATGGTGATGTGGTCATTAGTGAACAGTGGTTAAGTATTCATAAACGCCATACATTTAAGTACATGCAAGATCGTGTATTACATCGAATTGCTTTTGATTATGATAGGGTTAAATTATGAGAGACTTAATTTTGTGGGCAATAGATTTTATTGTTAGGATATTAAAGTTAATTTTATGGGTGGCGATAGCATTTTTAATAATCGAAATATTTTTGGCATTTTGGCCAGGGGCATCCATACATTTAAAAATTGGGGAACCATTAACGGGAATTCAATGTGAATATATGGCAGTTAACGGACAGACGAATTCGGTCGTGCATAACTGCGGCTAGAAATAGTACGAATAGAGAATTTCAAGAATTCTGGTTGACAACCGCTAAGAAAGTAGCGTATAATAAAAATGTGGTGTTAAATGATGAAAAGATTTTGGAAATTATGGGCAATGTCCCTCGGAGAAAAAGCGTCTGAAGATTCGCATGAAGCAGATATGGTTGCAATAATTAGAACCATTGTTGTTTTGGTAAACTTCTTTACTTGTTTCTTTATTATATCTGGAGTAATAAGACATTGGGGTTGATATGTTAGATTTAGGTATGAAGCCAAAAGAAGAGATCGATATCGATCAATTCAAAGTGAAGAAGAAAGCGATTAGTCCTTTTGATTTCGCAAACAGTATCAATTATACCAAAGAAGATTTGATTGTAGATGATTGGTCAGAGAAACAGTACAATGCGTTCATAGTTAATAAAGCATTATCTTATGGTAAAGATACTGTTAGACTTGCGAATGAAATGAATAGTAGACCCCACATCGATGGCAAGTTACAATATGATTTTCTCAGAAACATGGTAAGAAAATCTAAAAGATATAACAAATGGTTAAAGCCAGAGCAAATTGAAAAACTTGATATTATCAAAGCGACATATGGATATAATGATATCAAGGCACAAGAAGCGATGCGCCTATTGAGTGATGATCAGATTGCTACATTAGAAAAGCGATTATCAAGAGGCGGATAATGATACTCTAGAGAAGAGATAATATAAATATCTACATAAACACCATATAATATTATTAAGGTAGAGATGTAGATATGAGTAGTGATTTCTTTGAAATTGATTTTCCTGGTTATGAACCATTAGAAATCAAATTAAAAAATGCAGATGACTTTTTGAAAGTGCGAGAGACATTGAGTAGAATTGGTGTAGCCTCTAAAAAAGATAAAGTCTTGTATCAGTCTTGCCATATCTTACATAAGCAAGGCAGATATTTTATTACCCACTTCAAAGAATTATTTGCTCTAGATGGTAAAGGCGCTGACTTTACTGAGAATGATATTCAGCGAAGAAATACGATTGCAAAACTTTTGAGTGACTGGGGTTTAATTGAAATATTAAATTCCCAAAAGTTTGTAGAAGACCAAGCACCATTAAGTCAAATTAAGGTGCTATCATTTAAAGAAAAAGATGATTGGTCATTAGTCACGAAGTATAACATTGGGAGGAAGAAATGAAATATTTAAGTATACTTCTAGTGTGTTTGTTTGTAACCGCATGTTCTGGTAGAATCTCTTTGATCGCAGAACTTCCTAAAGATCAAGACTTAGATGTAAGTATTAAAACATCTCAGGCTGGCGGTGTACACAAAACACCAACCGCAGACTGAAAAGATAAGCAACTGACATGTTTGTCATACGCGCCAAATTTTTGTTATGAGGCCGAATAATTGAGTACGAAGAATTCATTTTTTATACATATTGCATTAAGAGTTTGTTCATCGAACAAACGGAGCCCTCGGGCATAATATTAACCCTTTGAAATAAGGAGTAAAGATGAAAGTGAAATTGGTCGCTTTTGCGGCACTGGTTTTTATGATGTTTTCAACACCCACCCTCGCAAGTAACAAGAACTATATACACACTCTTTGTAAGAACACTATTAAATCCATACCAAACGATACTGGTCGTGTAGAACTGAAAGGTTTTAGACGCCAAGAATCCATGCCAGTGGCAAGGTATCGTGTTTATTTGGATGGTGAAGTTCGCCAGTTGAGTTGTGTGTATGATGGTCGAACTGATACTGTATCATTGTCCGATCGTAAAACAGGTGCAAGTATATAATGGAAACGCTGATAGTAGGACTCGTATTATTTGTTGTTGCTATCTTTGAACCAGGAAATGTGGAGATAAACGATTATTGTCGTGCTTCACTTGAAGGTAAAACGGAAGAAACTTTTGGAAGTCGTAAAGAATGTTGGGATGAATATAACCAATATCGTGACGCTATTCCAAAATTGTAAAAAATAGGGCTTTTGCCCCTTGAAATTTGGGGCAAAAGTCTTATATATAGTAGTGTGAATGCCGTATGTTTCGGGTTCACTTTTTAATAATCTTGCTTAATAAAGGAGACTAAAATGGTTACTACAAGATTGACCGCATCTGATATGGATGCATTTTTCAGACCCTTCACTATAGGGTTCGATAGAGTTTTTGATAATTTACACACGGTGAAAGATATCGCTTCAAATTATCCCCCTTATAACATAATCAGAAAAGATGAAGATACTTATTCCATAGAATTGGCTTGTGCTGGTTTTAGGGAAGATGAGTTTAATATTCATCTTGTTCCTGAGGGCAACAAATTAGTTGTTCAAGGTGTTCAAGATAGAGGAGAAGATAAAAATGACTATCACTATCAGGGTATTAGTGCTAGAAATTTTACAAGAACCTTTGCTCTTGCTGAACACACCAAGGTCGATAATGCCGAGTTCTCGGACGGCATGTTGGTCATTACCTTAAGTCGAGAATTGCCTGAAGAGTTAAAAGTCCAAGAGATACTAGTCAATGGTGTACGGCCATTGGGTAGCAAGAAGACGGAGAAAACTCTTCTGAACGAAAATCAATAACGCAAGTAAGTACTTACTATAATATGATGGAGACTTGTCTATGACAGACGAAAATGAAAATAAAGGGTTAGAAGAACCAATGATCTGTGGTATCATTCTGACTTCTGGGCATGAAGTTATTTGTGTCATGCAACATGAAAAAGAAAAAAACAGATACTTCTTAAACAATCCCGCTATTGTGGGACTGAAGCCAGATCCAGAAGATCCGACTAAGATGAATGTATTCTTCTCACCTTTTTGTCCGTCAGCCGCACTAGGGCAAGTCTCCGTTGTTCCTCAACAGTTGGTGGCATTATACGCTCCATCTGAACAACTGATCTCGGAATGGAAAACAAAATTCAAACATCCAGGACTTCCTAAGGGAGAAAAAAGACCAAAATTCGAAGGATAATGCTTGACTTTTGAACAATAATTTGTTACAATGGTCTTAATATTATCTGGAGTGAGTCTTTTTAATGTCTGAATTTTATTCTTATGCGTGGCAGTACGGAAATAGCATATTAGTTCGTGGTGTTAGGGATGGTGAACGATTTCTTGAACGCCATTCCTTCTCACCTACGCTATATGTTCGTACTGATGGAGAATCAAAGTTTAGAGGACTCTATGGTGAAAATCTCAAATCCATAAATTTCAACAATAATTCTGCTTGTAAAGAATTTATTGATAAGTATTCAAAAGTAGAAAATTATCCTATCTATGGTCAACAAGATTTGACCTATCAATATATCTCAGAGAAATATCCAGAACAGATTGATTTTGATTTAACAAAATTAAATATTCAAGCGATTGATATTGAGACTACTGCCGAACATGGCTTTCCCTCTGTAGATAATCCTATTGAAGAAGTCCTGCTTATTTCCAGTGTCAATAACATAACAAAAAAGATTACAACTTTTGGTGCTGGCGAATGGTCTCCTGTTTCTGATGAGATAGAGGGATTAGATGTTGAGTATGTTTATTGTGATGACGAAGAAGACCTGCTAAACAAATTCATGGCATGGTGGGCAAATGATTATCCAGATATTATTACTGGTTGGAATAGTCAGTTGTTTGATATACCATATTTGGTATCTAGAATTGATCGATTGTTTGGTAATGAATCGAAGAATGGTTTGAGTCCTTTTAATATGACTAGACGAAGATCGGTTACCATTAACAATCAAGAAATGACAACCTATGATATCAAGGGTGTCGCTTCTTTAGATTATATAGATTTGTATCGCAAGTTTACATACAGTGCAAGGGAGTCATATAAGTTAGATCATATTGCAGAAGTAGAACTGGGTAAGAAAAAACTTGAAACTGAATATGATACCTTCAAAGAGTTTTACGAGAAAGATTGGAATCGTTTTATTGATTATAATATCATTGATGCCAAGTTAGTTGATGAACTTGATGATAAGATGAAACTCATTGAATTGATTGCAACCATGACTTATGACTGCAAGTGTAATTTTGCTGATGTTTATTCTTCTACCCGAACTTGGGATTGTTTGTTATATAATCATTTACTAGAACAGGGTATTATGATTCCCCCTAAGTCTAACAAACCTAGTCGTGGTATCAAAGGTGGATATGTTCAGGAGCCAGTTCCAGGTAAATATAAGTGGGTTGTGTCAGTTGATGCGACTTCCCTGTATCCATCGATTATCATGCAACATAATTTATCACCAGAATGTTTGTCTGATGTTAAGCCATTAGATTGTACTGTTGATTCATTGCTTAATAGAGAACATGATACTGAAAAGTTGAAAGAGAAAAATCTTTCAATGGCTGCCAATGGTTATTGTTTTACAAGAAAAAGACAGGGAATATTTGCTGATATTACTCAGAAGTTTTTTGATGATCGCCAAAAGTATAAGAAACTTATGCAACAAGCACAAAAAGATTATGAGTCAACTCATGATGACAAATATCTGCCTTTGATTGCTAAGTATAATAACTTTCAAATGGCAAGAAAGATTCAGTTGAACAGTTTATTTGGTGCTATGGGTAATCGTTTCTTCAGATATTTTGATGAGCGAATTGCCGAGGGTATTACCCTCACTGGTCAATACATTATTCGTGAAACTGCTAATGCAGTTAATAAGTATCTGAATAAATTTTGTGATACTAAAGATGTTGAATATTCATTCTACACCGATACTGATTCTTGTTATATAACTCTTGATGTATTAGTAGAAAAGTTTCTTAAAGATCAACCAAAAGATAAGATTATCGATGCACTTGATAAGATTACAGAAGACAAGATTGAACCGGCAATCAATCGTGCAATGGCAAGTTTATCAGGATACATGAATGCCTATGAAGACAAGATATTCTTTAAGCGAGAGGCTATTGCTGATACTGGTATCTGGGTTGCAAAGAAAAGATACGCATTGAATGTATATGATAATGAGGGTGTTCGATACGAAGAACCCAAATTAAAAGTTATGGGATTGGAAATTGTTAGATCATCTACGCCTGCACCAGTTAGACAATCTTTGCGAGATGCCGTGTCTTTATGTTTGAGCGGTGATGAGAATAAGTTACAGAATTTTGTGGAAAAATCTTGGCAAGATTTTAAGAGTATGCGACCAGAAGATATTGCATTTCCTAGAGGTTGTAATAATCTAGGTAAATATGCATCAACATCTGATATATATGGTAAGGGTACACCAATGCATGTTAGAGGTGCTTTGTTATTTAACAATGAAGTTAGAACAAAGTCATTGACTAATAAGTATGAATTAATAAAAGATGGTGATAAGATTAAATTTGTTTATCTTAAAGAACCCAATCATATCAGAGAAAATGTTATGGCATTTAATGGTAGATTACCAAGCGAATTTAATTTGCATCAATTTATTGATTATGATACGATGTTCAATAAATCTTTTATTGAGCCACTAAATACAATTACCTCTTCTTTAAATTGGAATACTAGACCAGTGGCATCATTAGAGGGTTTATTTGCGTGATAAGGAGAATACTATGAGTTTAATAGAAAAATTGAAAAAGAATTCGACTGTCAAGGAGACAGCGATTCTTACTAAGTCTAAGTTTTTTGATTCAAAAGATTTAGTCCAGACAACTGTCCCTGCCCTAAATGTGGCATTGTCTGGAAAATTAGATGGAGGACTTACCCCAGGTCTTACAGTGTTTGCTGGTCCATCAAAACATTTTAAGACTGCTTTTGCTTTGATGCTTGCAAAGTCATATTTAGATAAATACGATGATGCAGTAGTGTTATTTTATGATTCTGAATTTGGTGCACCTGAAGGCTATTTCAAGACATTTGAGATCGACACTGATAGAGTTATTCATACTCCAGTAACGGACATTGAACAACTAAAGCACGATGTTATGAAGCAGTTAAGCGACATAGAAAGAGGAGATCGTGTTATAATTCTTGTTGACTCTGTTGGAAATTTAGCATCAAAGAAAGAAGTTGAAGATGCACTTGAAGGAAAGTCTGTTGCAGATATGACCAGAGCGAAACAAATGAAGTCCTTGTTTCGTATGATCACTCCGCATCTTACAATCAAAGATATATCTGCTGTAGTTGTCAATCATACATACAAAGAAATTGGATTGTTTCCAAAAGATATTGTTAGCGGTGGTACTGGAGTTTATTACTCGGCAGACAATATCTATATTGTTGGTAGACAACAAGAGAAACAGGGTAAAGAAGTAGTGGGCTACAACTTTATTATTAATGTAGAAAAGTCGAGATATGTTAGAGAGAAGTCAAAAATACCAATCGAAGTTTCATGGGAAGGTGGTATTAGCAAGTGGTCTGGTTTGCTTGATATGGCTCTTGAGTCTGGACATGTTGTCAAACCATCAAACGGATGGTATGCGAAATCTGGCGAAGACGATGCAAAGAAAGTCAGACTTAAAGATACATATACAAAGGAGTTCTGGCTACCTATTTTGACTGATCCGACATTTATAGGGTGGATCGAAAATAGATACTTAATCTCTTCAGAAAAAATAATGAATGAAGAGATAACAGAGGAGGATATAGAGAAAGCATATGGCGACGGACTTTAAAAATCAGCAACAAGATTTAACAGAGTTGAATTCCGATGGTAATAGAACTAGAGGACGCTATGGTGAAGATGAGGCAAAGTATGCGAAATGTGATCGTTGTGAAGAGTTAATAGACCTTGACAATGACACGGCATTATGTTTTAATACGAAACTGTATATGTGTGAAACATGTGTTGAAGAGGTGAAGAAAGAATTTTATGATGAAGTTAGAAACTCAAATACTGGGTAGTTTAATTGATGATGAGAAATATACTAGAAGGGTAATACCTTTTTTAAAAGAAGAATATTTTTCAGATGTAGAAGACAAGGCAGTATTTTCCAAGATACGAGATTTCGTAGAGAAGTATAATTCTTTACCTACAAAATCCTCTCTGTTAATTGCACTTCAAGATGATCGAAAAATCAATGAAGATGTATATCAAAAGTGTGAGACTTTAATCAATGGTCTTGTACCCAGTGAAGATACTGGTAACTGGTTAATTGATGAGACTGAAAAGTTATGTAAAGATAAAGCATTGTATAATGCTATCATGCAGTCTATTCAGATAATCGAAGGCGACAATAGAACTTATACCAAAGACGCTCTTCCAAGTATTCTTTCTGAAGCCTTGGGCGTTGGGTTTGATAACAATGTTGGTCATGATTACATCGAGAATTCTGCTAGTCGTTTCGATTTCTATCACAGAGAAGAAGAAAAGATTCCATTTGATTTAGATTACTTTAATAAGATTACCGAGGGTGGTCTTCTTAATAAGACTCTCAATGTGGCTTTGGCTGGAACTGGTGTTGGTAAATCTTTGTTCATGTGTCACATGGCGGCATCATGTATTTCTCAAGGTAAAAATGTTCTGTATATCACATTAGAAATGGCAGAAGAAAGAATCGCTGAGAGAATCGATGCTAATATGATGAATGTTTCCATGCAAGATTTGAAAGATTTATCTAAGTCAATGTATGATGAGCGAATAACAAAGATTAAAAATAAAGTTGATGGTCGTCTAATCATCAAAGAATATCCAACTGCATCTGCCCACACAGGTCATTTCCAAGCATTGATAGATGAGTTGAAATTAAAGAGAAACTTCACACCAGAAATTATCTTTATAGACTATTTAAATATATGTGCGAGTAGTAGATATAGAAATGGATCTAATATGAATTCATACACAATTATTAAATCTATTGCTGAAGAACTCAGAGGTTTAGCAGTTCAATGTGATTTACCTATAGTGACTGCAACACAGACTACTCGCGGAGGATACAATAATAGTGATGTTGAATTGACAGATACTTCAGAAAGTTTTGGATTGCCTGCCACTGCTGATCTAATGTTTGCGTTGATAAGTACTGAAGAGTTAGAAC